AAAGTTCTTTTTTGTCCTGTGGTTAAATCAGTAAATTCTATAAATGCTTCTTTACTTAAAGGTACTTTTTGCATATACTTTATAAACCTTCTTTCAGGTTCATGAAGAGCAGTAAAGTAATTAACTAATTTACCTTGAGATAAATCTTTACTCTCCCCTAATTTTGCAGTTAGTTCTTTGTATTCTCTAAGAGCTTCTCCAAAATTTTCCATGGGGGTTTGCAATACATCTCGTACTAAAAGAGAAGCTTTACCAAATGATGTCACCATTGAGTTATATATATCGTTATATGTATCAGTATTGGTGCCGTCCGCTATTATTAATAAACCTGCACGCTCCATGTTTTCTTGAAGCTTTTTAATTTTATGAGATTGGTTTTGTACTTGAGTAACAAAATTATTAAAAGTGCTTTCTCCTCCGTCCCATGCATCTCTTACGCCATCGTACATTTTTTTAAATATATTTCCGGTTGTGCGTCTATTGTGTTTTGCTTGGTCATTATGAAGTGTTGCGTTTTCTTTTTGATATAAGGTTCTTTGAGGCTGCTTACCTTGTTCAGTTTTATTAGAACCAACTATTAAACTAGGAGCAACAGCTAATACATCATTAAGAAGAGTGAACTCAATATTCATTCCTAGCATTTCTTGCACAGCATTTACAAAGTTAGCCCATAGTTTTTGTATTGTAGGAGGTGCGGGTAATACATTTTTTTGGTCTGCTAAAAATCTTTGGAAGGTAGGGTTATTTATAGCTTCAGTTACAAACTCATCCATATTAGATAATTCATTTTTAAACCTGTCTTTAGTATCTGCAGTTCTAGCAGCTGAAAGTATTTTAACTAATTTTCTACCTGTGTCTGTAAGTGCTTCACCTGTTTTAACATCTACATGTTTAGAAAGTTCATTGGTAGTAGCAGCATGAGTCATTTCATGAAACATAGTTTCAAGAGTAGCGTTTTGTTCTGAGATAGTAATAGTATCTGTCTTAGTGTTATAGGTGCCCTTCACCCCTTTCTTCATTTTCTTACTTACTACAAATTTAGTTTTATCTAATCCAGGTAAGTTAGCAAACGTTTCTGCTAATACATTTTGCATTTGAGTTAAATTACCTAAATTTCTAAACCCAAATTTATTTTTTCTATTTTTAACAGTTTTACCTTGTTTGTTTACCCCTATTAAATTTTTAACAAAATTTTCAATTATTTTTAAAGCTTTAGTAGCTGTTCCTGCTTCACTTAAATCTGCATTAAGTTCTGTATTTTTTGTTAGTAAAGCTCTTCTAGCAACTGGGTTGTTTTTATAAAAAAGTTTTTCTTGCCTTGCAACACTAGGTGTTGTAGACCTTGTTTCTTTTCTAGCATAGCCTCTTGCTTGCAATTCACTTGCAGGTGTTACGTTATAAGTTGCTGCACCCTTATCTAATGATATTTCATAAAGTTCTCTAGCTTTTTCTGTTGCTTGTTCTGTAGTTGTTTTTTTACCTTCTTCTTGTTTTTGTTTAACTTTATCTGCTATTTTATTTAATGCTTTTCCAAAAGCTTTTGTATCTCTAGTAAGATATTCAAATTGTTTACCAGGAATATTATTTTCTATAATACTTCTTAATTCTTGATTATTATTAGCGTTTACATTAGGTTGCATTAAATAAATAAGACTACTTAAATTTTCATATCCGGACTCTCTTTGTAAGACTTTATTTTTTGCATTTAAAATATCAGGTACTTCTATTTTTTCTTCTACAGTAACAGCGGTTGTAACTCCGTTATCATTTTTTACTTCTTGAATTCCATGAGTATTTTCTAAATTATTATTTTTTATAAACTTACGAGCATTTTGTTTAGCTTTATTTGTTGCTGGGACTCGTCCTTTTGCAGTAAGGTCAAGACCTATTTCTTCTTTAAATACTCTACTTTTTGGAGAAATTTCTTGCGGACCTAATCTTCTTTGTTCTCGTGCATTAAGTATCTTGTTATAATAATCTTGCGCTCTAACTTGTGAATCTCTTTCTTCTTGAGTTTGAGGTTGAGAAGGTAATCCTGCACGAGTTATAGCTTGAGCTCTATCTTGTGTTGGACCTGTAAATTCTACAGACTCTTCTGTTTGTTTTTCTCTTGCTTTTTCTAATCTTTTATTTTGTTCTAAAGCTTCTTTAACCCTAGCTGTTCTAGCGTCATTTTCTGCTTGAACCATATTTTTAACACCTGACATTTCTACAGCTTGGCTAGCTTTTGCTTGTTCTAATTCTTCTTTTGCTTTATATACAGCTTCATCTTCTTTAGTAATAGTGTCAGGTAATTCATCAAATGTTTTTAATTTTTCACCTTTATTTATTTTTTCGTTTGCTTTGTCAATTTCTTTTTTGTCTTTTTCTTTTTGAGCAATTTGTGCTTTTGCTAATTTGTTTTTAGCTTTAACAACTTCTAAACTATCTTCCTCTTTTATTTCTTTTATAAAGGTAGAAAACCGTATTTGTTCTTCTTTTGCTTTTTTTTCATTTTCTTCTTTTATTGCTTTTAAATTATTTTCTAAAAGCACTCTCATTCCAGGTGATTTAGCTAGCATTTCATCTAGACTATCTCCCTTTTTAATTTTCATTTCATCTTTGTCAAACATATCTCTTTGTACAGGAGCTGATTCTTCTACCACTGCTTCTGTTTCTGTTATTGTTTCGTCAGGTAAAGCTATAACATCTTGAGTTTCTTCTGCTTCCGTTTCGTCAGGTAAAGCTATAACATCTTTAGCTTTGTCTTCTATAGCAAGGGGGTCTGGTTTTGCAGCGGCTATACTAGAACCAGCTGCAGTTCCAGCGGCAGCTGCGTTAGCATCTCTTACAGCTTGTTTTTGTTCTTCTGTTGCTTTTCCATCTTGAGGGGGGTCAGTAACTGGTATAGAAGAATCAGGAGTAGCATCCCCTGGTTCTGCTTTAGGGTCCGTAGTAAGTGGGGTTCTAACTCCACCTACAGTAGCAGGAATGATTGGCATAAAGAATCCAGCCGCAGCTGCATTGACATACTCTTCAAGAGCTTCTTTATTAGCCAGTGGTAAGTTAGCACCTTCTCTTTCTAGTAAAGTTTGCACTGCTTCAATAGGTGCTTCTTTTAATCCTGTAACTCCTATGTTTGTAAAGATAGCAGCTACTCTATTTGCTTGAGCTGTAGGTAATGCATCTAATGAGCCTAAGCCAATTTTTAAGAAGAAGTAATCAGCTAATGCGTGACCAGCACTTAACGCGGCTAGTTTACCTGTATTTAAACCTTTAATTATTTCTAGTTGGTCTGTAGAATCAGGATTAGCAGCTAGTGCTTCATCAACTGCTCTGCCGGTTATTTCACCTGCACCAAACTTACCAGCCATGTAGGTTAAACCACTTGTTTTACCTAAGTCACTAAATCCTTTTTTAATTAAATCTCTACCTTCTGTTGTAGCTAATTGTTTTGCAACTTCATTTCTAAGAAACTCTTTTCTAGCAGTACCACTTAATTTTTTAGCTTCGTCTAGTATTCCGTCTTTTAAAAATTTACGACCAATAAAACCACTTACTAAACCAGGAGCGGCTCCAACACCAGGAGCAGCTGCCCCACCTACTAACGCTCCAGCGCCTGCAGTAAGAAAAGCTTCTCCTATCATACCTACACCTTGACCTGCTATGTATGGTATAAACTCAGTAAGTACAGCTCCTAAACCTTCATCTAATGCTCCAGTAAAACTATCGGTTTTTTTAACTCCTCGTTTACCTACAGCAGCTTCAGATTTTCTATATTGTTTTAATCCAGATTCAATTAAATCATCAGAGCCAGTAAGTTTACCAGCTAACATTTTAGCTCCACCCATAATACCGCCATACTGGTCAGTATATTGACCAATACCACGGAAGAAATCGCTACCTTCTCCTTCTTTTAATTGTCTAGGATTAGCAGCAAAGTCTGTTGGTTGTTGAGGTTGTGATTGTTGGGAAGCTATATAACGAATAGCATCATCTTGAGTAGCCCCATCAGGAGCGTTTACTCGATATTTTTTGCCTTGAGGATTTGTTACTTCAAATATAGGCATGATAAATTTACTCTACTATTTCAGTTGCTGAGAAACCTTGATACATTGGTTGTTGACCTCCAGATATTCCTGCCGCAGCCATGTTTAAAGTACGTTGGTCTAATCCTCTTAGTCTATATAATTCTGCTCTTTCAGCATCTTTTAGCGCTTTTATTTTAGGGTCCATAGCAGCCATAGAAAACATAGGGTTTTTATTTAATATATCTTCTATTTCAAGTATAGCTTTTTGAGCTTGTACAGCAGCGCTATTACTTGATGTAGCAACTCTTGCATCAATTTCTTGTTGTCCAAGTTCAACCTCAATTTTTTTCAATTCTACTTTTCTATTATTAGCTTCAGCGGTAGCTTGACTATTAGTACCTGTAGTAGCAATAGCTATTTGTTCAGCTCTTTCAGCTGCAGCTATTTCACTTCGTAGTGCAAATAAATCCATTTCTTGTTGAGTTTGTTTGTCATCTTCAGCTACATATGCATCAACACCTTCAGTTAATCCTGAAGCTAAGTTAGTTAAAAAGTTTTGAGAATCTCCTGAAGCCATACCTAAACCACCTCGTATAAGAGCCATGTTTAATGCATCATCAGAATCACCAATATCTGCTTCTAAAGCAGCTAATTTTTCTTGACGTTTAGCAGCAAAAGGGTCTACTCCCATTCGTGCTTTATGGTCTTCCATCATTTTGTTTCCATAAGCTGTTGTATCTTCTATTGTCATACCACTAAAATCTATTTTTGGAGTATAGTCTACTGGTGTTGTATCCACAAACATTGACTCTGGGAGAGGTGCTATTGGAGGTGCTTCTTCTTCGTCATCACCTGTTAACCCAAGTATAGATGCTATTCCTAATCCGCCTGCTATATAAGGATGTCTTTTAACTAAACCTAACCCACCTTTAAGTAATTTATTAAAAAATCCTGGTTGAGCTGGAGCTGCTGGTGGAGTGTAAGGAACCATAGCTCCTCCTGGTGAAGTGTAAGGAACCATAGCTGTTCCAGGACCTGTATAAGGAACTACAGCCGTTCCACCATTTGCAAAACCTATAATACCACCACCTGCATAGTTCTGTCCTATGTTTGGTGCAGGTAAATTAGCTACTCCGGTTTCTGTAATTGACTCTGTCATTACTTCTTCTTGAGGAACCATTGGAGCCTGTATTTGATTTGTTAATGCTCCTATACCCATAGGTTGATTATCTTGAATAGCTTTAGTCAATACTTCTTCAGAAACAGTTTGTTGAGGAGCTTGAGCCATTTTATCGCGTACAGTCTTACGACGCATTAGTTCACTTGTTACTAGATAAGGGGGCATGATACTAGGATTAGGTTGTTCAGCTAAACTTATTAATTGCTGTTCACTTGAGTTTCTAGCTAGTTCCTGTTGTTGAATAATATTCATAGTTTAACCTCGTAACGCATTGTATAAACCAAGTCCAGAAATACCCATACCGGTAATTTGAGATGCTAAACTTGGAGCGGGAGCGTATTGTGTATTTGTTGAACCTAATGCACCTGCAGTACCACGCAGTATGTTTGATTGAAACTCAAGATTTCTTTTTCTAGCATCTTCCCCTTCCATAAATCTTTGAAAGGCTAAATTCATTTCTTCTTGATTTAATGCTTGTTGTTCTGCGCCTGAAGCTGCTTTAGCTTGCATCAATTCTAATTCCGCATCTTGGTCTGCTGCAGTAATATCAGCCGTTTGTCCTGCTCCTGCTAAGCCATATTGTAACCCTGCTAACCCTAAATCTTTTTGTAGTCCTGCACCAAACTGTTCACCTTGTTGAATTCTAGCACGTCGGTCCATATCAGCTTTTAATGTGGCTTGTTCTGCTGTCATGCCTGCAGCTCTATCTTTTTGAAATTGGTCTGCAGCAAAACCATAAGAATCTTTTAACCCCTGAGCATCAATTTTAGCTAAAAGAGCAGCAGTTTCTGCATCTGCTTGTCCTTCCACTAATGCCTGTCTACCGCCACCAAAAGTACCTCTACTAATAGCTCCCATACCTCTTTTAGCTTTTGCTCTAGCTGCTTCATTTCTAGCTTCTTTTTTTAATAACTCAGTAACTCGAGCTTGGTAAGGGTCCATGTATTTATCTGCTGCCGCTGCATCAAATTCAGCAGGAGTAGCCATACTTAACCGGTCTAATGTACCTGGAGTATATGCTCCAGCTGCTGTTAATCCAGTAGTAGCTGCACCTGTACCTAGTCCAGTTAATGTTTCAGTATCAGTGATAGCTTCTTCAAATTCACTTCGAGGCGCCATACCTCTTAGTCCAGCTTGTACGCCTTTTTGGTCTTCTGTAAACCCAGCTAATCTATCTCCAGTATATATAGGAGCTCCTTTAACTCCTGTAACCCTTCCTGAAGCATCTGTATCATATACTTCTTTAGCTGACTGCTTCATCATTTCTTCATAAAATGGTTTAGCATACTCTGGTAAATCAGAAGAATAAGATTTAGTTTCTGTAGGGCCGCCACCGCCACCACCACCTTTGCCTCCTCCGTACTCAACTAGCCCAGTTGCTGGATTTATTGTTCCAGAGCCACCAACTGATTTAAGGAGTTCTGCTTCATAGTCATTAATGTGAGCCAGACGAGTATCGCCCATACGACCTTTATCTGCAATATCTGCATAAAGATGTTTGATAAGCCATACTTTTAATTTATTAGGTATTAGTTTTAACAACATTTATATTACTCCACTGGTAATTCGTAAAATACAAATTGTTTTTTATATCCATGGTCTTGCCACATTTTTTCCCAACCTGGTCTGCCATATGATTCCATTTTGCTACAACCAAGTTCTTTAGCAAACTTTTGTAGTTTAGGAAACCCATCAGGTAACCATTCTTTAAATCTTCTACCACCTACAAAATGCAATGCTAATACATTCATTTGAGGATACACTACAACTTCAGTTACCCAAAAACCATGAATAGCTTCGTTGTCAAATGCAATCCATAATTGTTGGTCTTTGGTAAGTAGACCCTCTAACATATCTCTTGCAGTGAATCTACCATACGTATATATAGCACACCGTTCTGCAAATCCTTTAATACTTTCCCAAACTGCAGGAATATGTTCCCTAGGAACAAGAGTTGTTTTCATTAACTGGGCATAAACCTTTCGGGATTAATTTGTTTCCCTTGTTTTTCATTTCCCGTTCTTGCTTTTCTTACTTTATCCATCATCCCATATAGACGTTTAGAACCTGCGTCAGATGAGCCATTACCTAAATGACTAACTACATCAGCGGGTACTACAAACTCACCTTGAGAAAGCGCTGCTTTTTGTGTCCCATCTATCATAGCAGGTACATCATCACTCATACCATCACCTTTTAATGTACCACCGTTTAAATACCCTCCAGTAGCCATTAATTCTCTACTTCTTGAAGTAGGACGCTCAAACATTCTTCCTGGACCAAGTTTTAAATAAGGAGTTGGGTCCATACCTACTTCAGCAGCTGCGTTAGCTGGATGAACACCCATTGCAACCATATCACTAAAAGTCCCCATTGCATGACTATGTCCGTCGTGCATACCACTTCCCATAGCTCCAGCAACTGGAGTTCCTGGAGCTAAACCTTCTCCGGTTACACCTCCACCTACGTCCCCTCCTTTGGCAAGAAGTCTTAAACCTGAATCTCTTGCTAAAGCTTCATCAATTCCAGTATCCATACTTAAATCTAATCTTCTAGTCGGGTCATATAATTCATTAGGATTTTTTTCAAAAGGTTGAATTTCAGGAGTAAGCGCTGCTACTCCTACAGGAAGTGCGGTAAGACCTGCTTTTGCATACCCTGCAGTTTTACTACCATCGCCTAGTGCAGTCATTGTGTCGCTAAAGTTGTTAGTTATTGTATCAAATCTATTTCCAATTTGTCCTGCGTCTGCTTTTAATCCTCCAACAGTATCACTTAAAGATTCTGAAATAGTTTCTGTAAAAGTTGGGTCGGGAGGTGCAGCAAAAGCCATATTAGGTCCAGCGCCTCCTTGTACTGTAGGAGCTAAAGTATCTATACCTGCTTTTGTAGCTACGTTTGCTTGAGAGATTGGTGCACTTACTCCTGCACCTGTACCTAAATCCGTTACTCTATTAAACATACTTGTGCCTTGATTAAGAGCAGCATTAGTTGTATTGTTAGCCAAAGCTTTTGCAGCTACTGAGTCTGCAGCTTTAGCAAACCCTCCACCACCATAGCCACCAAGACCTCCTGAAACAGCGCCTGTTAGCATATCTTCTCCGCTCAATGCAGCAATACCGGCTCCAGTCAAAGCTCCAGCGCCTATTCCGGCTCCCAGTCCCATTGCTGTTCCAAATCCTGGAAATGCAAATCCAGCTGCTATTGGTGCTAATGCTCCTATCGCTCTACCCATAATTAATTCCTATTTATTAAGTTGTATAATATCATGTAATGTGTTAGTTATAAACTGTTTTATACTGCTTCAGCCCCTGATATAGTTATAGTAAGCCCTGTTGAACTACCTAAAACTTGTATTGTGTCTCCAGGGTTAGTTATCTGTAGTCCTGACCATTGTAAATATTCTTTTGTTGCTATTGTTTTGTTATATATAAGCGCATTAGAAGTAGCTGCTGCACCTCCACTTGCAACAATATATACTTGCACATCAAGTGAACCGCCCGTAGTATTAGCTACCATAATATCTTTTATGTAAGTACGTGTATTAGCAGGAGTTTCATACACAATAGCTGCAGATGCAGTGACCGCCGCTTGTGCTAATCTAAGCCCTGTTAAATTTTGAAACTCTCCAGCCATTATATGCCCATCCAATGCATTACATTGTTAGTGTGTAAGTTAGTTATTTCGTCTAAGTGTGCCTTATCTAGTTGTGCAAAGTATAGTCTAAGTTGGTTTTGCAATTGGTTCTGTTGGTCTTCACTATATTCTATTTGAGGTAAAACTAAATTAGGAGCTTTAGGTTGTACAACGTGTGCCATATTATCCTCTTAATCCATCTGGTTGAGCGTCGACTGCAGAATCACCTAGTTGCCATTGAGTTCCTACAGTGTTAGATGATATTTTAAAATTCATTTGTCGTCCTCTTGCTCTTATAAATACTTGATTAGTATATTGGTCTATAGTTGCAGTAGATGTAGTTACTCCACGAGTTAATGTAGCTCCAGCTACATCTGTTGTAGAAGTAGCTGCTCCTGGAAATTTAGTAACTGCTACTTGCATATCTACTGCTGGAGTTAATGTTGCTCCTGTTACTGGGTCTATTGTTTCTGAAGAAGCAAAGTTTACATCAGGTATTACTCGTTTAGTAAGCATATAAAACTCACCTTCATTTATATCCATAAACGCAGACTCAATAAATGAGTTAATAGCTAAAGGTGCTGCTCCTAAAGGTTGACCATCATTAGGTCCATTCTCGTGTGAGTATATATATCCTCCAGAAGTAGCAAGTGGGAAAGTATTAATACCTGCATCTACCCATGTAGTTCTGTTTAATTGTCCATAATACCAAATGTCATCACGATAATTATATATTACATAGCGGTCAATAGTATTTGACGGTGTTACTCCGCCAGAACAATAGAACCATATTACTTCATTAAATTCTTTGTTTGTGCCACCATATACAAGCTGTGCTTGTTCTCTATTAATATCACTAAACACATATCTTAACAATGGGCATTTAAGTACATTAACTCGACCATCATATACAAAGAAGTTGTCGGTTCCCATCCAATACATATTGTTATTAACACTTGCAAAAGCGTTAGGTCCCATAATATTAGTGTCCGAAGATAAAAGCTGCAATGAGAACACTTCTGCTGTACCTAAAAATTGTATAGTGCTTAACGAAGTATCAGTCCAAACAAGCGTTTCTTGTCGCACATTAGCAGCGGTAACAATTTTAGAACCTTCTTTAACAAATAAAAACCCTGCACTATTAGCAAGTGTGGGGTTCCACACTTCTGGTACAGGACCAACATCTGCATTAACATCTGCCCATCTAATTAACATAGGATTAAATGCGCCACCTGTATATACTATTTTTTGGTATGAGCCAGATGTTCCAGCAGGTGATGTAGTAGCTACAGGTAACGTATATTTAAAAGTGGTAGTAGAAGGCACTTCAATTATTTGATAAGTACCAGAGTAAGCTGTAGGAGTTTGACCAGATAAAAGTACATAATCACCAGTAGACAGTCCGTGTGCACTTCCTGTAGTTACCGTAGCTGTTGTACTTGTGCTGGTAATAGAACTAATTGTTTTTCCAGCAATTAAAACTTCAGAAAACTCGCTAGCTCCTAAACACAACAAATGCCCGCTTGGTGCAAATAATGTTATTTCTGTTTTTTGAGGAACTGCTATGGCACCTGATATTGAACTAAGTAATACTGCCCGATTACTAAAAGCGGCATCGTATTGCCAAAAGAAAATTTGACCCTCGTTGTTTAAATTAAATATAAGGTCATTATTAAAGTTATCCATAAAGATAAGACGCACAGATACAATAGCAGGAACTGTTGCACCTGAACCCCAAGCTCCTCTACTCCATGTACCCGCACCCCAACCATAACCAGCAACAGAAGAATCAGCACCAATGTTAATCTCAAAGGCTGCGGTAATTCCTGTGCCTCCGCCAGTACCAGCTGACGTAGCAGTGCCCGCAGTTTGAATGGTAAAAGTATCTGCGGTTAAAACAGTAACTTCAAAGTTTAAATTAAGTTGAGCAGCGGTTATACCATTAGTAGTAACAGCGCCAGAAAAAGTTACAAAGTCTCCTGTAGTTGCACCGTGACCAACTATGGTAACTAGAACTTGACCTTCTGTGCCTGCGGTAGTGTTGGTAGTAAAACAGTTATCGGTAGCAGTAGATACAAACGTAGCTCGAATGGGAGTAATGTCATAAAGCGATGTACCACCACGAACGTATACTTTTTTAGTAGTAGCTAAACCTGCAAGTTCTGCACCATCTGCAGTTGAATAAACAAAGAGTTTAGTAGCTTCACCAACGTATCTGTCAAAAGTTTCAGCTTGCCAGCCGCCTAATTTTTCAGGATAGCCCTCACGAAAACGCACAAGATTACCATCATACCATCCACCCATCTGAGCTAAATCAGTACGGTCTCGGTTTATTCCTGGTCTAAATCTTAATTTACTAAGAGGCATGTGATTCCTTTGTCATTAGCATAGTATGTTCTGCTAATCGTCTTCTAATTAATCCTTTAAGTTTACGTCCCCCTGCATAACAGTATTTTAAAAGAACTTCTCCAGCTCTTTTTTTATCACCGCGCTTAAACGCTGAACGAACTGTACTTCGTTGAAAGCATCCCAAACCAAGATTAAAGCTAAAGCTGACAAGAGCATCAAACTCAGATTGTGTTGGTTGTTTAGGATGTAATAACCGAAGGACTCCATTTTCAAATTTTTCTAAATCTTTTTTTAACAGTGCATTTATTTTATCAGAATCCAATTCACGATTCCATGAATCAGGTAACTCAGCATTACGAGTGATAAGGTGACCAACACCAACAGTCCAGTAGCCAGCAGGACATCTATAAGGTCTTGCACGTACTCCTTCAAAATACTTTATAAGAGCTAGGCCCTTTTCCGATGTATTCACTTATTTTTCCCAATGTCTAGACCCAAACCAAAAACCAATAATAGATGCTAGTATAGCCATTTCTTCATTACTAAACACTATATGCATAGCTTCTGCATAATTATGTCCTGACTTTATAGCCCAATATAATCCTACGAAATCGACCACCAATAAAATAAAAACAAAAATATAGGTGATAATGGGGCGAACACTAGCACGGAGATTAATAACCCAAGTAGACGCGCCTTCCGCAACTTTTTCGTCGTGCTTGTATAACGCAACTCTTTCTTCCGCATACGTTTCCATTTCAACTTGGTCAGTTTTAAACTCTTCAATTTTTTCTTGAGACGCATAGCCAGCTTTTGCCAATTCCATAGCACGTTGTATTTCAAGTTTAGCCATTTCTTGTTCATGTTTTTGGTCATTCTTTTGTTCAAAAAACTTTAATACACTAGGTAACCCTGATGTAGCAAAACCTAGTATTCCTGATAAAATTGATAACATTAATTATTGCTCCAGTTTTGTGATTGCATTACATCTATTAATGCTTCTACATCTGCAGCTTCTGCAATAGCTGTTTCTAATCTTTCTGACTCAGCAACTACGTGAGCTCTTTTTGTAACAACGTCTGTAGGTATAGCTACTTCTCTTTCCATTTTACGCGTTACATACCAATCAGTTTGAGCTAAACAAGTGCCTGCTGTATGTTTTACTTCTGCAATTTTTTGCGATTTTAATCCTTTAGTTACTAACTTTTCTTCAGTATCTTCCATTGCTTCAGTTTCTGGATTATATTTTTGTACATATAGTTGATTACCATCTTCATCTTTTTCATCTTTATCCTCCATAGCTTTAGGATTATCTACCTCACCATTCCAATAGTATCTGTCATCAGCCCTTACAGGGTCTGCTTCCCATGTAATACCTAGAGCATCTCTATCTTCTTTAGTAGATAACTGTAGCCAGTTTCTAGGATATTGTATTTCGTTATGTGAAAACCCCCTATCCATAATAAGAGTTTTCCCGTTTAATTTATATGCCATAATATTCTCCTATCGGGCGTTTGAGTTTTTAAAAGGGTT